TGTTCGCAGTTGAGCGCTTGGCTCCTGGTGCTCAAGCAGTATACCCTGTTGCCGATGATTTCGAGGTTCCGGTATTCGTACTTCCGGGACTTGGTTACATCGCGCAGAACTTCGTTGAAGGCGTTGGTGAGGAAGTATATGTTCCTACCTTCGCCATCTCCGCATCCGCGGACTGGAAGGTAACCTACGCCCGAGACTCTCGCATTGACATTCCGGAACGAGCGGCACGTAACACTGCCCGCGCTATTGCGGACTTCGAGGAAGAGTCTGGCTGGAGAGTAATCGTACCTGCGGGAACGACCAACTTCTCTGGTCAGGGCCTACTTGGTTCTCGCAACGCGCCTATCTATCAGGTCCCAACCGGTTCTACCGGCGAGAAGTTCCTTTCTAAGGAGCTTATCAACCTGATGTTGGTTGGTATGAAGAGAACTAGACGCTCTTTGACCGACCTGTACATCTCTCCTGAAGATGCAGCGGACATTCGTGAATGGACTGATACTCAGATTGATCCTGTTACCCGCCGAGAAATTTTCGTTGCGGCTGGTATGGGCAAGCTCTGGAACGTCAACATGCACGAAGTCTTCCAGCTTGGTGCGACGGGTCGATTCAACATCAACTCGAACGCAACCACATTTGGTATCTTCCAGGTGAATGGTTCTGGTCTGTTCAATAACTACAACCCCACTAACGAAAACGTCGTGGATGCTAACGGCAACGTTACCACCGCTGGCGAAACTCAGATCTGGGGCTTCGACATGACCGTCAACGATTCTCTCGTTATGCCTGTTCGCAAGGAATACGAGGCGATTGATGACCCGACTCTTCTCCGCCAGCAGAAGCAAGGCTTCTTCGGTTGGGAGGAAGTTGGTTTCGCGTGCCTCGACTCGCGCATGATTTCCATGGGCGTTATCGACCGCACTTAATCGTATTACTACCCCTGAGAGGGAGGCTTCGGCCTCCTTCTCTTGGGAGCCAGGGTTTTACAGAAATAATCAAACCGCGGAAATAACCGCAAGGAGAAACACATGCCCGTAGATTACAAGGTAGTGGTAAGCGGTTCGGTTATGAGAGAAGCAGATTTCAACACACTGGGCGATGCGAATTGGCAGCTTGTCCAGATAGAACAACCCGACGATAGTCTAATGTTCTACCACATCTTTACCAAGAGTGGCTAAATAACCGCTGGGAGGAGGATACTCCCGGGTAAGTTGGAATCTCCCCGTTCCACTGCCTCCTCCCAGCCCAAGGACAAAAGGATTAACCAATGCTTTCATTTTTAGCGGCGATCATTTTAACCGAACTTCTAACAGAGCTCATTGTGAAGTCTGTTCTCTTTAAGCCTTTTCGTGCTAAAGTAAGTATGAATGACTGGCTTTACGACCTCTTTCATTGCGGATACTGTATGTCTGTTTGGGCCGCTGCTGGGGTTGTTTTTACCATTGGCACGAGTTATGATTTCACTGGTATAAGTGTAGTGGATTTGGGACTGACGTCCCTAATCGTTCATCGACTATCGAACTACTTACATAATTTCAATGACAAGGTTTTAGATAAGTACTATGATTCCAGGTTTGTAAATACTGAGAAGTCTGAATAAGGAAAGGAGTATTACATTGGAAAATAAAGAATTCGAAGTTCCCGGGTTTGTGAAGAATGAAAGCAACGAGGCGTTTTTCAAGCTTCAGCGATCTCTTCCTCCTGGTGGAAAGATCAAGTTTTCGGATGCGTTTCTAACCGTCGGCAGTAAAAGCGGACTGGAAGGAAAAGAGTTCATCAAGTGGTTGCGGGAAAATGTTTTCCCCGGAACTGATTGGGGTTTCTATTCCGAAGACGGGGTTGCTTTCTTTTCTGAGACGAGCAAGAAGAATAAAGACGTTGCCCCCTCTGCGCCCCCCGTATCCCTGGAAGCAGGTAGGGGTGCCGGCAAAGTGGAGCGCCGAGCTCTTTCCAAAGGGGAAACAAAGAAAGGGCTTGAAATCACAGCCTCCTCCATTATTGAATCAGAGTTTCCTACTGCTAAGACGCTGATCGAGAAGTGTAAGAGCCGCGCAATCCTAAAGAAGGCGCTTAACCTTTCCCAGACCTTTGCTAACAAAGATGAGCACATGCGACATCTTATGAAGAGGTTGGAACAAGTTTAACATAAAGGAGGCAATTAGATGACCTCGGTCCTAAAACCTGACATAGCCTCGATCATAAACGGGCTTATCACGGTACAGGTTTTATCTACCTCGTCTGTAGCGGCAGTATTTGACCAGCTGCTCATTTTCAAAGCCTCCGCATCAAGTGGCCCCTTTTCCCAGTTGGTGGCTATTCCACTAACTGGGGCTACGTCTTACACATACCTAGATGTAAATACTGCTCCGAACTTTTACTACAAGGCGCAGTTCTATAACACTGGTACTCTTGTTAGCAGCGTATTCTCAGAACTGGCACAAGAATCCGGTATATTCAATCCCTATACTGTTCCGACAACTACTTCTACTTATCCTCCGGAAATTGCTCTTTCTTCGCAGGACAGAGAGATTGTAGAGTCTATTCGTTTGGGTATAGGAGATTTGGGCGCTATTGAACTTGATGCTTATGATTCTTCCAGCAGCGCCGGATGTGATGCAAGTATTTCTTCTGATGGGCGCACTTGGGAACTATCTGATCCTCGAGGCTGGCCACAAAGGGTTATTCTTAACGGCACAGAGAAAACTTCTCTAAACGATCCACAGGTACTTGGATACAAGTTCTTGACTTTTAGCGGTTCTAGCGCAGTGATAACTGGGACGCTTTCCATCTGGTATAACCATTTCCGCTTCTCAGATCATGAGATTCTGTTGGCATACGATCGAGCTACTAATCTAATGAAGACTTGCCCTCTTCCCGCCGCAGACATCACCACCGAAATGCGGATTATGCAAGCATCCATTCTTCTATTGGAAGGAGAGCTTCGTGCTATACAAAGTCGAGGTGCTCTCACTATTAGAGACGGCGATACTGAATATGACAACTCGCGCTCTGCTGATCTCATAAGAGCTCGCACTGAAGAGCTAATGGATTTCCGAAGCCGGTTAAAGGACATGATAGAATGCGTCCGCTCGTGTAATATGATGAGCCTAGAAGGCGTTAGGATCGACTAATGTCAAAGAAACTAATTCCCAAGAGCGTAAAGAAAGAGTTCAAGAAGATAACTCAACAAATCGTACGCGATCTGTCTCAACCTATAACCATTGTTCAGGAAAGCCCTATGTTCGTAGATTGCCCCAATTGCTTTGAATCAGGTACCCTAGTTGAAGTTCCTTGGGGTTTGAAGCAAATCCAGACTTTTGAGCCAGGAGACCTTGTTATTGACGGCAGAGGTCAAACCCGTTTAGTAGATAAGGTTTTCTATAGACGTGGAACATTTTCATTTTCCTCTATAAAGACTCACGGAAACAATGTTGGGTTGACAGGAACCTCGAACCATAAGATTAAAGTGTTCCAGAATTTGGGAACTTTGTATAAACCCGTTAGGGGTGGATGTTTGGAAAAGCCAATGGGAGAAATACAAAAGGGAGAGCTGGTATCCAAAGCCATTGTTCCCTTGCCTCTTTCTCGCAAAGAGAAGATTTATGTAGATTGGAAGGTCAATAAAACTGGTCCCAAAAAACTACTTGCGCCAATAATAGAACTTTCAGACGACTTCCTTTTTGCTGTAGGACTTTATATTGCGGAAGGGGTTACTGCTCAAGGTAGAACATCTATCTATTGCCTCAATAAAGGCGAACGTGAAATAGGAACTAAGGTCTGCAATTTATGGAAATCTATCGCCGATCTAAATTACAACGTACAGGAAAGGACAGGCACTGAAAATCTAGTGTTTGAAATGTATAGTTCTTGCGTGGCAGATTTGTTGGACAGGTGGTGCGGACATGGGGCAGAAAATAAGAAGATACCAGAAGAGTTCTATTATCAACTAGATAGACAACAGACTCTGGCGCTTTTGTTCGGACTATTTGTTGGGGATGGTCATAAGGAAGAACAATACGATAGTATTACTCTTTCTACTATTTCCGAGGTCTTAGCGTATCAAGTCTATAATCTCCTATTATCCTGTGGATTTTCCGCTAGCATTCAAAAAATGGAAGCTAGAGTTTATGCCGACGGAGTAAACCATCGCCCGTGTTACACTGTGCGCTATTGGGACGATGCCGATTTTGTTCAGAGAGGAACTTTACGGGAGGATGGATTTGTTTATCAGGTTGTAAAAGATGTAATACATTCAAGCCGAGAATCTGCGGTATATAATCTGGAAGTTCAAACAGAGCACAGCTACATTGCGAATGGCATAAGTGTTCAGAACTGCATCTGGGATTCCATCAATCGTAAGTCTTCCAACGTATTCGATGCTTCTTTCACTACTCCTTTGAACATCTTCGTTGCCACGGACCAACAGAGAACTATTAGCCCTGTGTCTTTTACTGCAGGACGATGCCCGGTGTGTATTGGAGAAGGCCAGCTCTTTACTAATCAAGAGATTTGTATCCAGGCAATGATAAACTTTATGGGTTCTGGTAGCGCAGGTGCTAAGTTCGAAAATTTGCCGGCGGGTAAAGAAGGTTCCAATTTTGCCCTTGTTAAAGCGCTTGCTTGCCATTATGATTTATTAGCGCGCAATGAAATTTTCATCATCCATAACAACATCAAGTGTGAGAAGTTTAGACCTCCATTCGTAAGAGGATTGGGCGGCGAAGAAGCTATCGTAGAGATGGTTCTCCAGACTACCGAATCTGGTCAACTTTCTAGTGGTAAGTTTGATAGCAGCGATCATCCTTTTGAGCGCCGAGATGAAGATCCTCGCCGCAAAATTAAGGGCCCCACAGATGCGAGGATTCTCCGTGGCTCCATTAAGGGCCAGGGCGGATAATGGTTAAGATAAAAGCCAAGCTAAAGATAGACCACGCGGCCCTAAAACAAATCCTTCTCAAGAAGCAGAATCTGATTCAGCACAACATCGAGGCGGTTTTACAAAACGAGGCTATTCCGGATCTAGTTGATAAGGTTATGGAAGGTTTGGATGGCTTGATCCAAAGAGCTAATATGCTTCCCGAAGACCCAACCAATCCCGCCAACTGGAGAATGGAATTCAAGGATAAGCTGGAAGAGGACTTTCGCAACACCTTCCTGGTTACTGGCGGACACGTGTCCATTAAGATTGGTGAGACCTCCTTCCTTGGTTATGATCCGTCCGGAGAGAGAAACGATAGTGGGGACGATTCTCCACTTCAATGGATGGTTTATTATCTTGAGGGATTAGCAGGTGACTGGGCATTCATTAGCCCGGAGACCTACAAGAAATTTCGGGGTATCAACTATCGACCCGAGTGGGGTCGATTTGCCGAAGGTTTCATGATCTCTCGGGAAGACTTCTATGCTGAGGGTTGGAATGAAGTCGTACCCTTTGAGTCGGTCCGACATCCGTTCTCTGGTTTTTCGCCTGTAGACATATTTTCAGAGGCGCTATATGAGTGGCGGATTCGCCCATTCATTCAGAAGGCAATCGATGCCGCTATCCGGGGGAAGAGATTATGACTGTAACCCTCATGAAACTGGAGGATATGTCGATCCAGCATTGGATCAAAGAGGCTATTCTTCCGTTAAAGTGGATCGAGCGCGTCACTAGTTGCCCTCTGGTTTATAGCACTGTTAGAGAACGATACGAAGCTGACATAATTTGGCTTCCGAACTTTTTAGATGAAGGAAGAGGTTGGGTTTACTTTGAAAACGTAGGGTCTCAGAGTTGCGTACTTAACTCGGTTCCCACGGAAGAGCAAACCACCAGAGTGACCGTGTATAATGAGTCGGCGGGAGTAATCTCGCCAACCCACTATACAATCAACTATGCGGATGGGGCTATTTTAGTAAACGGGGGAGGTCTTGTTACTCCCCAGGGTACTCCAACGACAGTTGATTTTGTTCAGCATTACGTTTCCGTGATGGACGGATGGCCAGGTACAGAGCCTCCCG